AAAGCATCTCCAAATATTGTAGAACCACTGTTATAAGATGAAGTATTTGTTACAACACTATTTAAATAAGCGATACCATTAACAGTTAAATTTCCAGTTATAGTACCTCCAACTAGAGGTAAATACGATGGAGCATTAGACGCAGTTAATGCTAAAGATGCAGTATCAGCTATAAACCCAGGGATTGACTGTTGGGTTGAGTCAAATATTATTTCTCCATTAGGACCAGCACTTTTTAATGAAATTACAGCTGTAGAGTTTAATGTTTTAGTTTCTTCTGAGTCTATCTCAACGCTTAAAAGATCATGTATTGTCTGTTCTGCCATTATTTGTAATATTGAAGATAATTCATTTGTAAAAACTCATTTAATCCTAATACTCCTTCTTTTTCTTCAGCATTTCTAATACTATAAAAATTATAATCTGCTACTGTTTGTTTTTCTCCTACTAACATCCATTTTATAAAAAATGGCTTGTAAAGAGTATATAGAGGATTTTTTGAATTATTTAATTTATCAAATTGATCTTTTGTTAATTCTTCAAATAAATATTCATTTCTTTTTTTAGAGAAGTATCTTGTAAACATCCCGTTTTTATAATCTTCTGGGGTAGGGTGTAAAGGCGGAATTGTAGTTGGAATTGCGGGGGCAGTAGGGGTTGTAAATGTAGCTTCAGGTTTGGTTTGTATAGGTAAATTAACTCCGTCCCCTGGGAATTTTCCAGTGTATGCTTTGCCACTAGCTAATTTATAGTAAAATCCTACATATTGTTCACCATTAGAAACAAAATAGTATTCTCCTCCTAATGTATTTAGGTTTGTTTTTATTTTATTTTTAGGATAATACATAATTAAAAATCATTTACTATATATAATGTTTTAATATTATTTTCTTTTATTAATCTAGTTATCTCTTTAGATTTAGCTAAATCAAAAGCTACCGTACCATTAGGATTTCTAGTTCCAGATACTATTATACATCCTTCACTTGATAATTCACTTGTTCCAGCGTGAATTCTGATTCCACCCCAATCTAAATTACCTGGGCCGTTTAGGGTTACTCCAGATTTGTCTGTGCCTACTCTAGGCATTACTCCCCCTTTACCATCACCAAAATCAACATAGTTAACTCTTAGTTTAACTTTAGCAGTACTATCTAAAGTAACATTATATAATATATTAGCAGGTATAGCTGTTTTCTTATCAATTTTTTTATCTCGTACTGCGTCTTCTACAGTATATGCTACAAAATTTCCTTTATAATACATTGAGCCTATAGTTCTACCATTGACAGATGATTCTCTAATTATTACTAATCCCTGTTGAGATGTTATTTGACTTTGAGCTGTAGAGGATAATCCAGATGTAGATGGAATTGTGCCACCAGATATAGTTTGGGATTGAGCTGTGCTAGTGTCATTTGAAGCAAGTACAGTAATGTTGGGTGCTTCTTTAGTTACAACACCGTCCCATTTAGGCCCGGAAATACTAGTCACCGTTGTAGTCCAATCATTATTAGCTATCTTATGAGATATTCCAGTAATAATAAACTGTATTCTATCTCTGTAATTTGCTGGTAATAGTCTATCATCAGCAGTATATGATTCAAATAATTTCATACCACTTAAACCATCCATAGTTAATTCAAGATCAATAGGTAAAAATCCTACTCCAGGGATTATATCTTGGTTAGTAAGTGCTCCTACCTCATATTTAAATAAATCAATACATGGATTTTTAGCGGCTTCTACTTGCTTTGATCCTACTATACCTTGATTTATTTCTCCATATAGTGCAGACCATATGTTAAAATTATTAAGATAATCATCTTCAACATTATTCCCAGTTGTGCCTCCAGTTGCTTCTTTATCTTTATTAACCCGGTCTATTAATCCCTTATTCCATTTACTAAAAGCAGTAGCATTTTCACCAACAACATTACCATTAGCTTGAGCACCAACTGATACTTGGGTTGCAAAATTGTTTGATAATTTTGTTTTAACAGAAGCATCTCTTACAAAACTACCATTACTGATGTCTAAGGTATGAGTAATAAATTGGGCTGGTGAAGTTTTAAATAAATCAGGCTTATATTGGTTCATACCTGGGATGAAAGTGCGATCTATTATTTTAAATGAATTTTTATTTTCATCATACGATATATTAAAATTATTAATGTTTCCTAGAGCGTTTTGTATTCCTATTAATAGTTTATCTAAAAAATCATATAATGAAATATTACCTGTGCTAATATCAACATATTTTTCTAAGGTTTGGGCTATATAGTTAGTATTAACCAACACATTCATGCTTTTACCTATAAAATCATAATTAGTTATTCTGAAGTCTGAGTCTTTAATACGTTCATATACATTAACATTATAATTAGGGTCATTGCCTCCACTGCTATTTGAATTTGAAGTTAATTGATCATCAACTGTGTTACCTATTTTCCAATATTTTGCTTCAAATGTTTTAATAGTGATTGTTAAAGAATGTATTTCATTACTTCCTTCATCACTTATAAAAGTTTTAGATACTGTCTTTACAGGTCCTAACGCTGGATTATTTACTAAAAAGGTTCCACCAACATCCTTAGATTGTAACTCATATTGTTTTTTAAACACAGTGATAGCTTTATCTCCATAAAGAGTAGGAAATAATTTATCTTGAAGATCATCATAATCATCATCATCATTCTTTCCAGTGAAACTTTCTAAAAAGAGATCCAGAGCTGGGGCGTAATTTTGTTGATATATATATGGGATTTTGTCATCTCCAAGTATTATTTTTTCACCTGTGGTTTTAGTTGCTAAAGTTGAAGTATTTTCACTTAAAAAAGCATTAGCCGCTTGTTGATTAGCTTCTGTATTCCCTTCAAAGTCTGGGTCACCAGTAAATAGGTCTTCTATATCTGTCACTTTTCCTACTATTCTTTCTTTTATTTGAAAATCAGTAGAAGTATTATTTCCTACTTTATCATCAATTGTTATAGTTTTCCAACTATAGATAGTAGGAATAGCATAAAATCCTTTTTTCTGTTTATCAAAAGTTGTTGTAGTTGAACCAGCTGTGTTTTCAAATGCTTTAGAAGAGGGTTGAATTAAACATACTCTAGGATCTAAACTAATTTGACGTGGAATAGTAAACATAAAATTATCCTCAGGATCAAAATCAAAATTAATTAGTGCCTGGTTGTTGTTGTCTTTACTATAATATAATATAAAGTTTTGGATTGTTCGTAATAAGCAACCTAATTTCATATAATATTCACCTTTATATGATTGGTTGTCTTCAGCTCCGCTTAATTTATTAAATGGAAATCTAGCTAAATCAATAGTTGAAGATGTGTTATCATTATTTTGACTAGGTGTTAAACCTATACCTGTCCCTATATTAGCAGCAGTAGTAACATTTCCATCCTTAACAACATCATTTAAATTAGCATTATCAAATTTTGTTGTTAGATAATATAATATTTTATTAAGAGTAGATTTATCTTTATTATATTCTATAGCGGTTTGATTTTCTGTAGAAGTTGTAGAAGCTGCATTAGTATTATGGCTAACATTAGATTTAATAGAATCAATGACTGATCCTACAGATACTAATGATAGTGTAATATTATAGCTTCCATCTCGCTCTAAATTCCATGAGTAATTTTTAACTACTCCTAATACTGCATCGTAGTTACCACTTGAATTTTTCCTATCAGTTTCAATTTGAGCGTAGAGATTTACATACGAAGAAGCATTATTAAAGAAAAAATCATCAGTAGCTATATTATGATATGAATTTTTAAGTGTAGAGTTAGCTATATCATGCTGTCCTGGGTTAGTAAAATACATTGCCCATCCCCATTCTAATAACATAGTATAGCCTAATCTTAAGTATAATTTTTCAATTATCTCAAATTGTTCCATACTATGGCATAGAATTTGTATAGTAGTATCTCTTAAAGAACCTTGGTTTAATGCTTTAATATCTGCGGATACTAAACCTGGGGGAGGAACAAAACCATATCCTGATGTTGATTTCCATCCATAAGCTGAGTTGGATCCTAAATCTACTCCTGTAGCGAATTCTAAATTATTAGAGTCAGGATTAGTTAAAAATCGAGTAGAAAATAATTGGAATGCTTTAGCTAGCTTATTGCCTCTTAAAGCAGGGTCAATTCCTCCAATCATAGATTCTGAGTCTGAGATGTTTACTCCTGAACTTAAGCGTAAGAAAGCTGTATTAGAGTTTTGGTATCTAAGTACATCATATGGATTAACTTCTTGTCCTTCTAATAAAGTTAATTTATTATTAGTTAACCTATTAAGTTTTTGTCTAACATCAATTTGTTGAGAAACCCAGTCTTCAAAAGGTGGTCCTACTATTCCTCCAGCCATAACTTATGAATTTAATTTATTATAATTAGATATAATCTCACTTACATTTGTTGGTATACGTATTTGTGTTCCTTCAGGAGGATATAAAGAATTTTGAGGTAAATTATCATTTGCTATAGAAATAACCCACCATAATGTATAATCATTATAGTATTGTTGAGCTAATCTATCATAACGGTCTTCAGAAGTAGTTATAACCCATATATCATTTAGTGATAAAGGAATAATAGGATATTTATTATCTCTATAATAAGTAATACCTTCAGAATTTTTTATCTTTTTTATATCTTGATAACGGTTCATATATTACTATTTATCTTAGATGTTGTTTTATTTTTATCACTACCATCATCATCTGTTCTCCATATTGATTTTCCTGTTTTTGGTGGAGCATATACTTCATTTTGACCTATAAATGCTTCTCCATATTGTGGAACAAAATTATGAAGTGGTGTAAAGTCAACTTGTACTCTAATTCCTTTAGGTAATTGACCAACATATAAATCATTATCTGGGGTTATAATCTCCCCAGCTGTATTTCTATTTATATCCCACCCCATGCCTTCAATCTCAGTATAGTTAATATTTTTAATAATACAAGGCATTCTTCGAAAATAGTTACCCATTGTAAAATTAACTATAGATCCCCTCATTAAACCTGGGGTAGTATTTTGTGAGCCATCAGAATAATCTGGTGCTGTTGCCCATATTAAAGCGTTTAATTTACGGTAATTAGCAATCATGTCCCCCCTAGATAAAGCAGGTACTAGGAATGTAACGGATCCTGCTCTGGAGAACCCGTTATATTTGTAAAGTTTTTCTGCTCTACCCATATATCTTATTTCATTCCACTCACCTTGAGTACCATCACTCCATGCTTCTATGTATGCTTTAAAATCAATTAATCGATTTTGATCATCATTAGGATTATTATTTAATATAAGAGTAAAATTAAGATCAACAATATCTTCACCCATCACACCTAATTCATTTTGATCCATTGATATAGCTATGTTAGGGTCTATAATTCTACTTCCACTTCCATTAGTATATTTAAAATTCCCTTGATATGTAGTGATACTTGCTTGGTATGTTTTTTCTATATTGAAATCTTCATAACCTGTGCTAATAATAACATTTTCTCCAGATAAATCATCAGTATTTATAGTTCTTCTAAAATCAGTTATACTACTTAAAGATGTTGTTTTATCAGCTGATTTGGGCTTTTGTGCAATAGTTTGCCCGTAACTAAAAATGTATTCATCATTAGAATAATCAACATTGGGGTCACGTACATCTTGGTAGGTAGATTTATTTAAAATACTATTTTGTAGTTCATTTCTGTCTAATATTATGAAATCATTCCCAAATAAATCAGCGTTTAAATCTTCTCTATTAGTACCATCATTTAATTTATCTATATATTCCGCTGATACTCCCCATCCTATTAAACCCTCATTTTGTATGGTGCGATATAACCAATTTGGGGTAGGAGTATTAGGATTTAAATAAAATTTATTTTTAGGATCAGTACTACCAAATGTTATTAGAAATTTTTGATCTTCTTTTATATTTTCAACTACTCTTGTTGAGTTTTGTATTCTGATATTAGTGCTACCTATTCCTAATGTTGAGCCTGGGCCTCCAGGATATGACATTAGATTAACTATATCTGAGAAAGGGGTAATCCCGTATAGGTTTTTTCCAGCTAATTTCTCAAATTCAGTTGAAGTATCAGATAGCTTTGATTTAAATAATAAAGATAATCTGTCTTCACCAAGGGTATTAGCTGTGTTAGTAAATTTAAAATATCCAGTGTCTCCACCGTTATAGTATCCTTCTCTAAATACGTTAAAACCTTGTTTGTTTAGATGGCCTCCTAAAGAAACTACTCCAGCTTGAGCTACTGTTCCTAATGGATTATATATTCTATTTATACCATCAGCTACATCAACATTTTGTCTTTCTAATAATTGTTGTTTAGCAGTAAACAGTAAACCATTAGGTGATTTGCTATCAAAAAAATATTTTGTTAATCTACTAACATCATCTAATGAATTTTGAGGATTTAAATTTCCATTTCTTAATAAAAAATCTGGAGAGTTAGCTTCCCTATCCTCTGGAATTGGGGATTGGATATAGGGTTGATTACTTGATCCACCATCAGGTCTATCACTTCCATACCCTAAAGACTTTAAATTAGTTTTTAGGTCTATTAAAGGCATTATTTAGGTTGGTTTAAAGTATAAGGTAATGCTTGTCCTGTTGGTGAGATAGATGGATTAACTCCACCTAAATCTAATTGTGATGGAGTTGGTAATAAATTATTAGCACCGTCTAAGTATTGCTGGTAATCAGAATTTACTGTCCCAGCATTTTGTCCTGTTATAGAATAGCTATCATGCATCTTAGATTGTGCTGTAGCTAATGGGTTAGTAGGAGGTGTATTTCCATTAAATGGAGTTAAATTTGAATCTCCTTGTTGTAATTTATCTAGTAATCCCATGATTTTAATTTATTATAAATATTAAGTGTTATTGGGGTTTGACAGTAGATCTATAATTTCTATCATTGACTGAATCTGTTACTGTTTTACCGTCTAGTGTTATATTTACTTTAGACATAGCTGCGGCTAACCTATCATAATCTATAGTAACTGTTGAAGTGGTATTTTGTGATGGGGCAGGTTTATTAGTTGTAAGGAATGCTTTATCTTGTTTAATACCTTGAGCTACTGGGGTTAATTCACCCTGTTGGAAAGATGCAAGTACTGGGCCTCCATTAGGATCTAATCCCATTACACCATCTTTTACTTGTGCTACATTTCCTGTAGCTGTATTAGAAGCTGAGTTCATGGCTAACATAGCTACTCCTATTCCCGCTCCTATAGCTAATGCTCCTAATCCAAGAGTTAAAGCAGAGGCAGATGCTATAGCTGCTACAGCTCCCTGGATCATTGAAAATGCCCATAAACCGGCTAATCCACCTAATGCTATCATAATTCCTTTAATAGCAGTTGAATTAGATAGTATAGTTGCAAACGCATTTAAGATTGAACTTATAGGCCCATCTGCGATACTAACAAATATATCTTTTAATTTTTCAACAGCTTGATTAAAACGTTCTTGAACACTTTGTTGTTCATATTGTCTAGCTAATGCATCATCACCTAATTTAGCAGCGGCTTCTTCAGCAGACATTGTTTTACGATATAATTCGTATTTTGCCTTAGCTTCTTCACCTGTTTTAGCTCCTACTCTTTGTAATGCTTCTTGTTCAACTAATGAAGCAGCTAATTCTTCTCTACTCATACCAACAGCTTTAGCAAATGCTTCTTGTTGAATACGATTCATTTTAGAAAATTCAGCTGATCCGCCTATTTGATTATTTATTTCTTCAGCTACTGTGGCTATGTCTCCATTTAATGCTGCTAAACGGGCTCTTTCTAAATTAATTTGCTTACCAGTTAATAATTCTGCTTCTAATTCTGATGATATGCTGTCTTCAAATTGTAATAATGATCCTGCTATTTTATCTACTTGATCTAAAGTAACACCTAATGCTTTAGCTTGTACCGCGGCTTCAGCTAATCCTTTAGCACCACCTACAACAGATAGTTTCATAGCTGCTGATGCGTTGGATGTTTCTTTCATTAGCTGCTTAACATTAATAGCTAAACCTTTTTGAGCAGCTAGTGCTTCTGCTCCACCTAAAAATTCTTCAGATGTTTGTTCAGCACTTTTACCAGTTACTAAAGACATCTTATACATAGCTGTTAGTTCTTCATTAGTGAATCCAGCTTGTTCTCTTAATTTAGTAAAAGTAATTAAATCTTCTTTATTTATATCAGCGTTAGCTCCTAAAGCTTGTCCGATAGCCATGTAACTTTCTTGAAGACCTTTAGTATTAACTGCTACATCATTGGAAGAAGTAGCTATAGATGATAATTCTTGTCTAAGTCCTAAAGCTCCAGCATAAGACATATCCATACTTTTGGCTAACTTTCCTGCTCCCTCATCAATAGATTTAAACATATCTATTATACCATTAAGTAAAAATCCTCCAAGAACTAATGGGTCTGTTAAAGCATTTTTAATGACTGGGCCCATGGATTTGAAAGTCATTTTTAAGGCTTCGGCTCTAGAAACTGGTGCTTTTCCTTCTGCTTCTCTTTCTTTATTTATTCTTTTAATTTTTTCTTCAACATCACTTAAAACATCAGACATTCCTGGTAGGTCTTTTAAAATTGGGATTTTGTTAACTCCTTTTAAAGCAGCTCCAGCTAATCCCATAGCTTTTTCTATATCTTTAACTTCTTTTAAAGTTTTATTTAAAGAACGATTTAAACCTTTAATACCTTCATTATTTTCTTCAATAATAGCTTGATTGTTAGTATAAGCAGTATTGATATTTTGAAGTTCCTTTTCTATAGATTTATGTCTGTCTCTAATTACTTGAAGTCTACGATCTAAATAACCAGTAAAAGCTCCTTGTCGTTGTGCTTGTCTAATTTGATTTTCAAGACTTATTTGAATTGCTTCATTTCGAGCCTTTAAAGTTTCTTGTTCTTGTCTATTTAGATCTAATAAATTTTGAGTATTTTTTAACCTTAATTGTTCTTGTTTTACTTTATCTTTTAATTTTTTAACTTCTTTAGAAGATAAATTAGTAATTCCTTGTTGATATTGTTGAATTTTTTCAGCTATTGATGTTAATCCTCTATATCCTTTTTTAGATTCATTTATACCTAAATTTTGTTTACTGATTTCTTGAGTAATATCATGAAAAATACCTAAAGCATCACTAACATCTGATGCTAATTTTGTATATTCTCTACGTAGTCTTTCTAATTCTGTACGAGCTACACCAATATTTTGGGCGTGTAAAGCCGCGGCTTCAGCTTGAGATTGATTATAACTATCAATATCTCGATATAGTTTTTTTAACTCTTCTAATTCTGCAGCGGATAATTGGTTATTTGCCATAATTTAGGTATATATGATAAATATTCAAAACTTAAAAGATTAATATTTAGGTGTTTTTCCTAACTTGCCTTTAAAGTGTGATGGTAGATCTATTTTACCTTCTTTAATTTTCTGGGATTGAGTAGCTAAATCTTCGTTTTGAGAAGTATTTTGTTTTTCATAATACTCTCTCATTTTATTAAAAGTAAACTTACGCAACCAAACAGGCATATTGTAGACAGTTTCCCAATCATAGCCGCCTTGACCATGAAAAACTATTTCGTGTATTTGAGAAAATAGATTAGCCCTTATTATAGGGATATTCTCAGATGTCAGGCCAAAAAAAGCTAAGTCCAACTGGAATAGCGACTTTGAGATCACTTCCTTCGGGAAAAAAGGTCAGATCTACGTCTGGCTGAACCTCCTTTATGTACTCCCTTAACGCCCTGGAGTCACGAGCTAACAATTGATTATCAACAAATGAGCGAATGTCTTTTGCTTCTCTATTACCACCTACTGAGGTGATGATATATTTCATTCTTGTTGATAGGTCTGCTGAGGAATTTTTGTTAATTTTCTTTAAGCCTTCTAACTCAGCGTTTATTTTCTTTTCATCTTTACCTGTTAGTAATTTAAAGGTAATAGGAATACCTGAATGTGGTAATGTGAAATCAAATTCATTTACTCCTTTTTTAAATATTTTAGTATCTAAAGGTTTATTTTCTATTGTAGTTAAATCTACTTCTTGTGTTTCTCCACCCCAAGTAAATGTGTATTCTTTACCATAACCTAAAATACGAGCTGCTACTAAAACAGCGTTTTTATCGCCTACAATTAGGTCTCCATAATCTACATCAGAAACAATAAGTGATTTAATTAACTCATCTAATACCGTACCTTTACTGATATAGTTTTGGTTAGTTAATATATCTTCTTCACGAGCGGTCATGTATTTCATCTCAATTTTTCCGCTTGATAAAGGAGATGATTCTGGGTAAATTAAGCCTTGTGATGGTAGCTCAACAACTTCTGTTGGCATTTTAAATGTATTATCCATAGATTTTATTAATATAACTTTATTGTCTTATATAAATATATACAACTATTGAGCTTGATAATTTTCCTTCATAAAATTATAATACTTATTTATAGGTTTCCATTCTTGGTTATAAGGAGAAGGAGCTCCTCCTAATTCACCTGTAACTTCAGGTGGATAAACAGTTATGTTATCTACTTGAGGTACAACGTATGTTGTAGGAGCAGCATCTTGATTTTCAATATCTAAACCTGTATATTGGGTGGAATTTTCAATTATACTAGTAGGTCCGTTTATACTATTAATTATTATGTCTTCATATGTAGCTTCAGGAGTATAGGTTTGCCCATATGGAGTAGCAGGACCATTATACTCACCTGTAGCGTTAGCTGGGTATGTAGTTATATTGTCTAGTCCAGGAACTACATATGTTGTAGGAGCAGCTGATGTATCTTCAATATCTAATCCTGTTTCATTTAAAGTAGATATTTGAGGGTTACCAGCGTTACTAATAATAGTATTAAGAGTATTTAAATACCCTTGTCCTGGGTTGGGACTATATTGAGGGGCAAACGGTGATGGGGCTCCTCCAAATTCACCCATAAATGTCTGGGGTGGTAGTAATTGTGGAGTAGTAGGAACTTGTTGAGGTGAGATAGCAGTTGGAAGTAAGCTAGTATCAGTATTATCTAACCCAGTTAAATCTAAAGTACCTTCCTGAGCATTAATAGAGTTTGAATCTAAGTAAGTATTATTAGGTCCATAGTCTTGAGTATACTGGTTAGCTCCGGTATTAAATTCTCCGCTTGCTAAAGCAGGGTATTGAGTAATAGTGTCAGGGGTAGTAGTTGTAGGGGCAGCGTTTTGGTTTTCTGTGTCTAAACCAGTTTGAGATAATGTATTTAATTGAGGACTGTTAGGATCTTCAACAGGAACATTATTTAGATAAGTATTATTTGAATTATAAATTTGAGAATATTGAGTACTTCCTCCTCCAAATTCACCTGTAGATACAGATGGATATTGAGTAACAGTAGAAGGAGTTGTTGTTGTAGGTACAAAGTTTAGATCTTCAGTATCTAAACCAGTTTGAGATAATGTATTAGGTTGAATATTAGGATTATAGTTAACAATATATGGATTATTTGAATCCCATATTTGATTATATTGAGTGGGAGCTCCATTAAATTCTCCTTGAGCAAATTGTGGGTATTGAGTAATTGTTGAAGGAGTAGTTGTAGTGGGGGCAAAAGAATTATTAGTGTTATCTAACCCAGTTTCATTTAGGGTTGTTGGTTGTAATGTATCAAAGTTAACAGGATTATTAATATAAGCATTCTCATATGTGTTATTAGGTCCGTATAGTGTATTATATTGAGAAGAAGCTCCTCCAAATTCACCTGTAGATTGGTTAGGATAAGATGTTGGGGTAGATGGTGTAGTAGTTGTAGGAGCAGAAACAGGATTTATATTATCTAACCCAGTTTGACCCTGGATAATAGTGTTAGGTTGGGTTTGTGGATTAAAGGTGTTTAAATAAGTATTATTTGGAGTAAATACTTGATTAAAATTATTACTTTTATTTCCAAATTCCCCAGACGATAGAGCTGGGTAATTAGTGTTGGGACTAGGAGCAAGAGTTGTTGATACTAGACCTATATTTTCTATATCTAACCCCGTTTCATCTAAACTATTAGGTTGAACATTTGGATCATAAGTATTTAAATATGTTTTATTAGGTCCATATATTTGGGAATACTGATTGGATACTGAGTTGTATTCCCCAGTTGCTAAGTTAGGATAATCAGTAGTATTAATGGGGGATACAGTAGTAGGAACAGAGTTTGCGTCTGTATTATCTAATCCAGTTTCTGGTAATGATTGTGCTAAAGGGCTAGTAGGTGCTCCTACAACTACATCATTATAATTTATAACTGGGGTCCATATTTGTAAAAACTGGACAGCACTTTGTCCTAATCCACCTAATGCAGTAGCGGGATAAGCTGTTAAAGTATCAGGAATAGAGGTTGATGGAATAGCAGTAGGGTTATCTACATCTAAACCAGTTTGGGCTAATGTAGAAGGTTGAATACCAACATTATCTCCTCCCTCAAATGAATTTACATAAGTATTATTTGAATCCCATACTTGTTGGAACTGGGTGGCTCCTGTATTAAATTCTCCTGTTGGAGTTCCTACAGGACCGTTACCTTGTTGAGGTACTTGTTCTACATCTAATGTAGTTTTATTTTGGAGAAATAGATCTAATAAACCCATATTATTTTATTATAAATATTTGGAAAAGAAAAGCCCACATTACTGTGGGCCTTTTTATGTTTAAATAGCGAATATTAGAAGTTCAATACGCAGTAATCCATTCCAACAGTCATTGTGATATTTACAGCTTGGTTTTCAGTATCCCAGTTATAATCACCGAAGTTGGCTTCTTTAATAAATGCGCCTTTTATAATCCATTCACTAACAACGTCACCTACAGGTCCTAAAACATCTAGTACTAAGTCCTTTTTATAAAAGTCTGAGTAACCATCTCTACCTGTTACT